TAAGTATGTTACTTTATTAGAAGGTAACTTAGAAACTATATGTAAAACATCTAAAACAATAAATGAACTATCATTTAATGTGGGTAAAGTAACATTAGCAGAAATAGACTATATAAAGACAGCTATACAGAAATCAAAAATTATAGTAAGTAAATGATTATTAATATACCAACTACAGAAGAATTAATTTACAAGCAGTATCTTACTATACTTAATAGTATTCTAGTGGATTCTAAACTATCACCAATAGAAATAGAAGTTTTATCTAATCTTCTTACTGTTAATACTATGTACCAACATAGAGGAGAAGATGTAGCTAATAAGATTACCTTTCACCAGGAGACTAAGATTAGAATTAGAACTAAGATATCTGATGATTTAAAATCAGTATTCTCTGTACAGTCATTTAATAACATTATGATGAAGCTAAGAAAGAAAGGTTTTATAACTACTACAGAAATTAAACATAAAATACCTTTTACAAAAGGAGGAGTAACTATAATCTTTAACTTAAACTTGAAGAATGAAAGTACTGCAACCTGAAGTAATAAAAATAATAAATAAATTAGCAGAAAAATATAACTTACCAGCATATGTAATAGAAGATATAAATAGGGCCCAATTCTCATACCTTAGAAAAATGATTAAGAATGCTAAATTAAATAATGACCCTAAAGTATTACTACTACACAAATTTGGAAAATTTTATCCTTCACTTAATAAAATAAAAAGAATAAATGAATATAATAGAAAAAAAAGAGAACTACTTGAAAGTATCAGTAGAACCAATTCCACCACTAACAGTGAACTTGATAATCAACAATCCAGTAATACTGACACTAACTGATAAGTATATAAGAGTAAAGTTTGATTCAGAGTACACAGTTACTAGAAAGATAACTAAAGAGATAATGTTTAAAGAGATAGAAGAAGATGAAACTATTAGAGAAATACTTAAAGATGATTTTATAGCTTCAATACAAGATGTACTAGATATTACTTCTGTAGATGAAATTTTTTATGATAATGATGATAATGAGGTAGAAGCCTTTTCAATTAAAATAGGAACCAATGCCTCTACTTTACAGATTACTTGTACTAAAAAAGAAAGAAATATTTTACATAAAACATTACTAAATTGGAAATATAGTATAGATGAGTAAGTTAAATAACATAATAGCTGGTTGGTGGAATTTAACTTTTCCATCAGTAGAGACAGAAATGATGGCTATAAAAAGAGCAAAAATTTGCAGTACATGTACATCTAATGTTAATAATACTTGTACTCAATGTGGATGTTGGTTATCAGCAGCAGTAAGAGCACCAAAGAAACAATGTCCTTTAAATAAATGGAAAGATAATAACAAATAAAAATAAAAAACAATGTCAATAATTAAACACGAAAAAATTTCAATAGACCATTCAAATATTAAAAATATTGAAGATGTGCAGCTATTATTTGCTTTAATGAAGATTACCTTTACTATTCCAGAGACAGATATGGATTTAGAATTTATTAAGAAAGGTAAAAATAAAGGTATATTTATAGGAGAAACTTTGTATTATGATACAGAGCAAGGTAAATTAGTAATGCTAGAAGATACACTAGCACAAGTTAAAGAAGCACAAGCAGAAACAGAAGCTAATACAGATAATCTTTCAGTAGATAATTTAAAAACAGTATAATGAAAACAGAAGAAATTACAAAAACAAAGATTACAGTAATACCTAAGAGTACACAGATACTATTAACTTGGGAATCTAGAAGTTCAGGTATTATTGTAATGTCAGAAGATGTTCCAACAGAACTAACAGTAGCAGCTATTGGTCCAGATGTTAAAAACTGTAAAGTAGGAGAGAAGGTTATATGTGGAGCTAATGGTGGAGTAACTTTCTTAAAGATAAACGGAGATAAAAACTTCTGTTTAGTATATGAATCTGCTCTTAAGTTAGAAATTACAGAACCAGGAACAGTAGAGATTTATGACCCTAGACATGACTATAGTAATAGTCCACCACTATCATAATGGAAAAACAGATAAAAGAACAAAGAGTTAAGATAGATGGTATAACTCAACTAGTAAAAGGGTTAAAACCACATGTAGAATATGCTTATAATAAAACAGACCTTATAGACATATATTATTCTAAGGAGATAGATAAATCTATAGATTGTCTATTACTAGCTAAAGCTTGGTTAGGTAAATGTTTAGAATATATAGCAACAGAAAGTCCTTATAAGTCTGGGTATAAAACTAAAGAAGATATAGAGAAGACTGCTGATGTTAACTATGCTTCTGAAATGTTAGCTGGGTATGAAGAACATACTCCACATATTGAGAAAGTAGATTATTTAAGAACTAAAATAGAAGAACTACTTAAAATACCATTAACTATGGATTTATCAATTATAGCAGATGGATTAGATGTAAATAATTTTTTGTCTAATTATACTATTCTAAAACTTAGTAGAGCTAAACAAAAATCAAATGAGTATTTAACAGAAGCAAAGTTCTGGCTTAGATTTGAACTACAAAGAATAAAAGAAAGTAGATAATGCGTATACTAGACCTAGTTGATTTCAAGTTAATTATAACAGCAGAAGCTTTAGCAATTTATCCCTTTTCTGAATTATGGAAGAGGGATAAAACTAAAGATAAGTCTAATGCTTATAACGACATTACCTATATTTGGTATATGGTAGATTATAACTCTCCATACTTTTCTTTTACTGATAGTCAGAAAGATGAACATATAAAGAAAGATATTATTAGAGATATTAAGTATAAACCAGATGCTACAGTTTTAGCTGGGCTAGAAACTTATAAAGACTTAACAGTAACTCCTGCTATGAAAATGCTAGAGGCTGCTGAAGTAGCTATAAGGAGTACAGAAAAATATCTTAAAGGAGTAGACTATACACTAATGGATAACTCAGGTAAATTCTTATATGATATAGACAAAGTACAAAATGCTATCATTAAAATGCCTAAAGCAATGGCTGCTATTAATGAAGCTAAAGACTTATGTAAGAAAGAACAATCTTCTGGAGTTAAAGTAAGAGGAGATAAATCAGTTGGTATATTTGAAGAATAATGAAATTTAATTATAAATACGGAAGAAAAACTAATAATCTATTAATACTATCTTACTGGATTACTAAAAATATAAAGAAAGCTAAAAATGTTTTTAGCATTAAAAAGAACTCAATGGCTAGTAAAACTCCATATACTAAGACTGTAGACCACTTTAATAATACTAGTGAGTTTAGATACTTAGCAGAATACTTTGAAAAGAATAAAGCTTATACTCTAATCCCAGCAGGAACTGCTCAATATAAAGAATTTTGGGAAGAGTGTAGAGAAAAATGTTTAAATGGAATGACTAATTCTAGTGATATCTATATTAATGGGTATCACTTTTTCTATTTAAACTTTGTTCAGATAATGGCTAGAAATCCACTAACCAATAAAAAAGAGAAGATGTTTCCTTCTTTTGTTGACTTAGATTGGGAGTACTTTCAATTAGTGCAATATGCTAGAGAGAATGAAAAATCTGTAGTAACAGTAAAAGGTAGAAGACAGGGCTACTCTTATAAAGCAGCTAATGTTTGTATTTATGAGTTTACTTTCTTTCCACAATCTTCTTGTCTTATAGGAGCATACTTTTCTAAATTTTCTGAGAATACTATGAACATGGTTATTGATAATTCTAACTTCTTAAACAAAAATACAGAATTTAAGAAACAAAGAAATCCAGATACCAGAGATGAAATAAGAGCTAGATATCAAGCTGAAGTAGGAGGTACTAAAGTATAGAAAGGTACTAATTCTTCTGTAGAACAAGTAACATTTAAATCAAATGAATTTGCTGCTGTAGGTAAGTCAGCTACTTGGTTAGTATTAGATGAAGCAGGTGTATTCCCTAATATTATACAAACTTACAATATGTCTGAACCACTTATTAAAGATGGTGCTTACTATACTGGTTCTTGTTTAATGTTTGGTTCTGCTGGTTCTATGGAGAATGGTTCTCAATATTTTGAAGAGATATTTACTTCTCCCTCTAAATATAATATGCTAGAGTTTGATGAGCCTACTAATTCTGATAAGAAGATAGGATTATTCTCTTCAGCAGCAAGAGGTAGATGGGGTAAATGTAGAGACCCTAAATCTGTTTACTATGGAGTAGAGATGGTAGACAAAGATGGTAACTCTAATATAGAAGCTGCTACTGAAGATATACTATGGGAGAGAGAGAATAAGAAAAGAAGTTCTGACCATAAAGCTTTCCATGATTTTATTACACAGTTTCCACTAAACTATAGAGAAGCATTTCTAAGAAGTAAAGGTTCTATATTCCCAACACAATACTGTAATGAGAGATTAGCAGAACTAGAAACTAATAATACAGAAATTAATGCTATTTGGAAAACTAAACTAATACAAACTTCTGATGGAGTTATAGAGTTCTCACTAGACTATATACATGAACCTATTAGAGAGTTTCCAATAAAAGATAATAAGAATATGCCTGGGTGTATAGAAATATTTGAAATGCCTTATCAAGATACTCCTAACTTTGGAGTATACATTGCAGGTATTGACCCTTATGATGATGATGAATCACAAACTAACTCTTTAGGTAGTGTTCTAATAATGAATACTTTAACTAATAGAATAGTTGCAGAATATACTGGTAGACCACAAACAGCTAAAGATTACTATGAAAATGTAAGAAGATTATTAATCTATTACAATGCAGTAGCTAATTATGAGAATAATAAGAAAGGTCTCTTTGCTTACTTTGAGAACAAGAACTGTCTTCACCTTTTATGTGATACACCCAGGATACTAAAAGACCAACAACTTCTCAAGATGGTTTATTCCAGTGGTAATAACATGAAAGGTACTACAGCTACTGAACAAGTTAACAAGTATGCTAGAGAACTAGTTAAGACTTGGATGTATGAAGCAGCTTATTCTGCTGAAGATGGAGTAACTAATACACACACTATCAAATCAATAGCACTACTTAAAGAGTTAATCTTTTGGAACTCAGATGGTAACTTTGATAGGGTATCAGCCCTGATGATGCTAATGATATTAAAGGAAGATAGATTTAAATTAGTAGCTTCAGAAGAAGAAGACAGATTAAATAACATGGCTAATCATCCTTTTTTTACTAAACACTATGGGCAACAAAACAATATAATGGCAGATATTATACAACAAAGACTAGCAGATAACTAAAAACCGTTATATTTGTAAATTAAACTAAATCTACCCAAAAATGAGTAATTCTCCACTGACTATACAAGTAATGCCTAAACAAAAGTTATCTGATTCTAAAAAAGGAGAAGAGTGGTGGGAAAAATGTGTTAAAGGAGGGCAGTCACTTATATTTCAAAATAACCAATACTCTAGAAATACAAGAGTTAATAAACAAATAAATTATGATTTATATGCTGGTAGATTACATCCTTCTGATATGGAGTCTATTATGAATCCAATGGCCCTAAAAGATGTTACCTTTCCAGCTAAACCTAAAAACTATCCAATAACTAATCCTTATATTAAATCTTTAGTAGGAGAAGAAATTAAAAGAAGATTTGACTATTCATTAAAAGTAGAAAATGAAGATGCTATATCTGAAATAGAAACTAATAAGAAAGAAATGTTTATGCAGAAAATGCAAGAAATATTTTTAGCTGGGTTAGAACAACCACAAATAGCTCCAGAAGACCCACAAGCAGAACAAAAACAACAACAATATGACCAAGAAGTAGAAAAAAAACTTACCCAACTTAATAAATATATTAGTTATGAATGGCAAGACATTAGAGAATTAGCAGGAGAAAGGCTACTAAACCACTATATTAACAAAAATGAATGTAAAACTTTATTTACTAAAGGGTTTGAAGATGCTTTAATTTG